GGTATCTTTGAACCAGCACGCATCATTTTGGCATGCTTCTCGGGTTTGTCGATGATGTCAGCAAGTGCCATAAAGGTTTTCTTCCACTCATCTACATCACGNACNTTAAACTTTTCCTTNTCCATAAAGTTGGATGCAGCGAAACCTTTACCAGAACCAGCACCACCTGCTAAGAAAACGATCTGTCCATCTTTACGACCGTTGTTCAGCATAATGAGTTTCTCATCAAGTTGTTGCTGTTCTACTAAATGTTGTTTAAATGTTTTCATATTATTTTGTAACAGAAATCTTAAATTTAGTGATTACTTCTTTTGCTTTCTTTAAATGCTTAGCGTCATATTTAGCTCCATTACGACTATCTTCATATTCGTTCCAAGCAATCATTGCTTTAACGTTATCTGCCTGAGCAATCGTATTCACTAAACTTTCAACACGTTTTTTCATGTTCTCTGTTAAATGTTGTCTAAATGTATTCATCTTAATATCCTTTTAATTCTATCAATATTTATAATAATTAAACTTTCAATTTTGGGTCGTTAGTTTTGAAATTCTTCTTTCTCATAACGGTTTTTGNTACTAAATCAAACTCATCCATATTCGGATCGTAGTTTAATACAAACGGTAAATTAATATCTGTTTGTAAATCATTTAATACTGCTTCAGTGTCGTCACCCATCTTGGCAATTTTCTTTCCGTGTTTCTTATATGTTTGTTTAAATAACCTAGTCAATTCAGCAACTGTAATTTCTTTACCGTTGCGAGCATCATTAACCCTATCAAGGAAATGTTTAGTAAATTCAACGTCAATACCAACCTTAGCAAATACTTTATCAGCAAAACGTTCTACTGTATCTAAGTCGNTCTTACTAATTTGTTCCGTTAAATTAAAATCTTCAAAACTTTCATATCTAGTTTTTTTATCTAATACTTTTTTCAATTCTTTAGTAGAAATACCAACCATTTGTGCAGCCTTTGCTAACGCAAGTCCTTTTGGATTCATTACCATAANACCAGATGAATTTTGAGATTCAGGAGACCGATTATAATGCTGAATCATAGAATGATACAACTTCATTGCTTGTTTATACTTCTTCTCGTGTACAGCACGATTGAACGTATGCATTGTTTTCTTGCCAATGATTGCTTTGAATATATCTTTTAAAGTACCTTCCATAATTTCCCCTGGAGTTTTCTTTTTGTACTCTTTAGTAGTTTCATCAGTACCAATTTCAAGGTATTCGCTGATTCCCATACCAGACTTAACATCATTAAAGAAGTTTTCACCATCTTTCTTTGAGACACCTTTAGGTAAACCTTTGACGAATGAGTTCATATCACCATTCTTTACGTGATTTCTCATATCAGTACCAGATACACCTTCTTTACGATTGCCTGAATTTACTACTTTAAATTTTTCAAATCCATAATCTTCGACATACGGTCTAATACGTTTCTCAAATTCAGCAACTCTATCACCACCTACAACCATTGTAACATCTTTATACCCTTGTTCGGATAACCAATCGAGTACGTGGAATGGAGTTTTGATTTTAGTATTTTTGATAATAGTTGCTTTTTTGAAGAACTTCTTCAAATACTTAATCTTTTGATTATAATCAAGAGGATTCTTTTTAGCATCTTGAGAGGCTGAAGTGAATATCATTCCTTCTCCACCTTTTGCAGTTTTAACTACGAAGTCAATTAATTCTCCATGACCTTTAGTGATAGGATTAAACCTACCAAACGTAAACGCAACTGGTTTATTCTGTGCTTCAGTAATATGTTGTATAAATGTTTTCATTACTTAAACGAGTCCTTTGCCCAAGTCAATTTACTGAATGATCTATCTTTACCACGTGCGTTTTGAATTGCTTTGCCGTCTTTAAAAGCAAAGAAGTATTTTTCTGAACGTGAAGTGCCGACTTTAATGATAACATCTTTACCATTAACGTATTCTAATTCTGGAGACCAAGTCTTTAGGTCAATCAACTTCTCATTCTCTTTAGAGACTGTCTTGTTCATCTTCCAACCTTCGTTTATGTATAATTCAAACGATTTCATCATTCTTCCTCCAAATCTCTTGGTTTACGTTTAGACCCTTTAAGTCTACTCTTTTCTGCCTTGCCTCTATTTGTAGAGACATCTTCATATCCTACGATCTTACCATTAACATGAGATGCATCCATCCCTTTATGTTCAGGTTTTCTGTGCTTTCTGTTATATCTATTCAATTCCCCACGATAGTTTTTTCGTTCATCGGACGATTGAAACTTATCATACTCTTTTCTATAATCACGTAGATGACACCACTTACATCCAGGAACTGGTTTTAGTGATTTCTTTTCTTCAATAGCNCAAAAGTCTTTAAANGTAAAGGGTTTCATATTATCCCCAACTCTTAATTGCGTTAAAGTTTGCTTGACTAAATTCTAGTCTATCAACTAACTTAACTGCACTATTCGATAACGTATCAATTGCAACAAACCCTTCTGGACCAGTTACTTTATAACCAGTGGTCGTCTTAATGAAAGCAGGAATACTGTTTACTGTTTCTAATTTCTTGACAATCATCATCTTAATATCAACTACTGCATTATGCCATTCTAGTGCATGGGCAAAAGTTCCTGCCATTTTACCAGAACGTAGTTCTTTAAGGAATCCGTCTAATTCTTTTTGTTTCTTTTCTTTACCCTTTTCGCTCTTCAGTTTATCAATTTTCTTTTTGTAGTCTGATGTTACAAAATCAATAAACGTACCAACTGCTTCTTGTTTCTTAGTAAACTTTTGACCTTGTCTTACTTGAGCATTGATGTAAACTTTAACCAATTTAGATAATGAAGTTTTTCCAAATAATTTACCCATTGATGTTCTATCAAGTAATCCAAGTTCTTTATGAGCATTTGCTAATAATTTTTTAATAGNTGTCATCTCTTTCTTAGTCATCGTAGATGTACCAGACGTATCACGGAACGTAGTATCAGTAAACCACACAGACGATTGTTTAGTGAAATTACTAAGACTAATATTGAAATTAGCAGACAAATCAGCAATAGTATCACCAGTATAAGTTGTATGCCAAATCACACCTGCTTTTGCTTTACTAATAGTTTTTTGTAAATCCGATCCCATAGGAACTGCATACGTAATAGTATTAGGAGTAAACGTCAAATAAGATTCACCGTCAATAGTTTCTTTTTTAAGGTCTTCGGGAGTAAACATGAAGTCGCCTTGAAAGATACCTTTCATTTTCATCTTAGGAAATTCTTTAAGGGCAACTTTTAATTTATCAGCAAGTCCACCAGAGTGATTCTTATCGATATCAGCATTAGTGTAATTGATTTTAGGTGTCTTATTGAATATAGACTTAGAACCAACAAAGAACTTACCGTTCTCTGGGTCATACCCCGCAATGATTGCTGGAGCACCATCCACTTTTGCCTGTATATTTACAGCACGTTTTGAATGACCTTCTAAAGAATGAGCAACGTCGTCAAGTATTTGAAGAGCCTGTTTGGCACCATCAACACCGAAGTCAAAGATTGCGTCTTCAACATGCTCGAGATGAGTTAGTTTTTCTTCGGTGATGTATGACTTAAATGATTTCATACATATATTTATAATAATTACACCTTGAAGTCTTTAAATGCATTCTTTTTCTTAGACCCTTTTGATGAAGCAAACACACTTTCAGGTTCGTCTTTGGACGAATCGTTACCTAATATATCAGTTTGAGCATCCTGTTCAACATCATACCACTTCATCTTTGCTTTGTTGATACCGATAACAAATCGTTTGTTTAGGTTCTCATCACCATACCTATTCTTCAATTGTTTGACCATTACTTGGTTTAATTCTTGTAATTCTTCAGTTTGAATCAATGCAAGGAATAAGTCAGCAGTAGCAGGTAAACCAAATGATTCAGATGTATCTTCAAGACCCATATCAGATGACGAAAAACCTGTTCTATTAACTTGTGTTGCAGACCAAATAGGAACGTTATATTCTACAGCAAGACCACGTAACTCTTCGGCAATTGCTTTAACGTATGTATAACTGTTCACGTTTTGAGCACCACTAAGTCGTTGTGAAGCACAAATGTTTAGATAGTCAATGTAAATGATATCAGGAACGAAGTTCTTTTTCAATGCCAATTCTTTTAATAAGTGTCTGAAGTGCCCAGCATGAGCAGTTGATGTTGGGTATTCCTTAACAATCAACTTACCTTTAGTCTTCGATTGAATTTGTTCAATCTTCTTAGAATAACGTTCAAACGATAAGTCTTTCAAACTGTCGACTTCAACGTCCATTAAATTAGCATCGATTCTTTCAGCAATACGTTCCTCTGCCATTTCAGCAGTAATATATAAAACGTTATGACCAGTAGTAAGATTCGCAGATGCCATGTGACACATACCAATTGTTTTACCAACACCAGTTCCTGCCATAAGAATATTTAAAGTTTTACGTGGAATGCCGCCTTTTGTAATTTTATTAAGATACTCAATATCAAAAGGAATACGTTCTTCTTTACGCTGGTAGAACTCATATCGCTCTTCAGCATTATCTAAGAAATCGTGTCCAATATGAGTATCAAATGAAACACCTAAAGCATCAGATAACAACTCAGTGATACCACCATTAGAAGATTCAGGGTCATCAATAATACCAATCGAATTCATAATGGCATTATATACTGCCTTGTCTTTACAAAACTTCTCAGTCTCATCAACTAACCATTGGTCATTAGAATCTTCTTTTGCTAACGAATTGACAAGCATAGACGATTCTTCATAGTCCGTAGAACTTAAATCTTCACGACCGTCAATAGCAAGGTCTAATGCTTCTTTGGTAGGAACGTTATTGTATTTTGCGTAGAACTTTTGAATCTCATTAAATACAATTTTATCAGTATTTGACTGAAAATAATCATCCTTTAAGAATACAATTACACGTCTTGCATAGTCTTCATTATATATTAGATTCGATAGAATCGTGTTTTCGATACTCAATCATTTCCCCTTTTGCATTATTTCAAGCATATGTTCTGTAATCAGTTTAGATAGTATTTCTTGAACCTCAGTTTCATAAGGTTCGGAGGCAACATCCTCTTCTACAGCATTATAACTATATGATATTTCATTATCATTGAATTCTAAATCGAATACAGCAATGTCAGTTTCATCAGAAGTTTTTATGTAAAATATATCCTTATTCATCGTCACTTTCTATTAAAGAAGTTCTTCCGATAGCATATTTGTTAGTCATAAATGTTTTGAATTCGTCATTGTTGATAATACTTTCCCAAAACTCTTTAGTGTGGGTATCTTTTTCTCGTACTTTCTTTTCGGAGACTTCACCTGTGGTAGTATCAATTTTAGAATACCATCCTAAACTAGGTTTAACAACGTGACCAGATTCAATCGCAACATCTAGTAGACCAGAATATTTCTTAATTCCACCTTCCCATGTTACTGATACTGGAATCTTTGATTTTTCTTTTGTGAATCTAGATTTTTCAATATTGACAATAAAGTCGTATCCTTCAATTTCAGTACCTTTCTTATTCTGACGACGACCAATAACCCATACGTTGTCAGCAGAATACATCACACCAGTACCACCAGATACAACTGATTTAGAAAACATTTCTTGAGTTTGGTATGTGTGATTGATAGCAATTAGAGGAATATCTTTAAGAGTCAAATATGGTGTAACCATTCTGAATAAAGATTTAAGTTGTTTAGCACGTGTCATATCAGCAACAGATTTGCCGTCTTTAGCGTCATCCATCTCTTTCTTAGACGCAAGATTACCAATAGAATCAATCATAATATAAACGTTATCTTTTACGTCCATATCTTCAAGTTGATTTACGATGTCGAATTTAAGTTCTTCAATGTTTTTAATAGGAACGTGTAACACTCTATCAGTATCAATATCAAACGATTCAAAATATGATTGTGGTGTACCAAATTCTGAGTCATAAAACAATGCGATTGCTTCGGGATACTTGTCAAGGTATGCCTTCATCATTAATAAACCAAATGCAGTTTTAAAGTGTTTTGATGGACCTGCGAGAACAGTTAGTCCAGATGTGATACCACCATCCATTCTACCAGATAATGCAACGTTCACCATTGGAACGGAAGTCGGAATAACATCCTTTGCGTTGAATAACGCAGACTTAGAAAGTTGCGTCGATTTGATTGTGCCTGATTTCTTCAGACGTGCCATTAAGTCACTCATAATATAATTCCTTTTTTATTCAATATACCTCTATTATACCCTACAAACGGGCAAAAGTAAAGTATTTATCTACGAACAGGATTGTCGCGTAATTCTTGTAGATTGGAAGGTTTTCTTAAATTTGCCCAGCGGGTTAAATAAATAACAGGAAACTTAGGAAACAATTTCAAAAAATCTTTAGTATCAAATTGAAGGTCTGAAGCAATCTCTTTGTGATCAGAAGGGACAGAAGACAATCCATAAAATGCTCTAGACTCAATCAGAGCATTAATTCTATCTGATGTTGGTTGTATTCCGTTCAAAATCATAACTTCTGCTGCTATCTTTTCGTTCCAGATATCTCCAACAATGTAGCCATCAACATCAAGTTCGTATTCTCTGTCACTTTGAATATCTTCATACTTTTGACGGGCTGTCAGGTTCTTAATATTATCTTGGAAGTTACCAACAAAAGAATTAAAATCATTTCCTTTACTTTCTTCTGCTACTGTATCTACATTAATCTTTGCCATATGCTATCTCTCTAAAAGAATGAATCTAGGGAACTTTTCTTTTCCCATTCCCAACCAATTGGTTGTAAAATGCCCTCTAGTGGGTTTAAATAAGTTTTCTGAAACTGTATATCATAATCAATTAAATTACTCATATCAAACTCTTTAGGCAACCCACCAACAAATGATATTACATTTTGATGATATTTATTTGGTAGTTTTAAATACGCAAACTTAACCTTAGTTCCAGCATCAATCTTCTCAATATTTTTCAAACCATGATTATCTAATAACTTATTAAATAATATAGAACCACGTACATGAATAGGGACACTCTTTTCTTGCGTCAAGTATTTCTTATATTCATTAAGTCCTCTAGGGAACGAAATATCCTCAATAGGGAGATTATTAAACTCTTCCCTATATTTAGTTACTAATTGCTGTAATTCTACTTCATTTCCTGTTAGAATGATTTTAACAGATTCTTTAAGTTTATCCCTAACGTTAGATGGTGTTGACGATTTCACAATCTCTAATCCCATTACTTTCATTTTAGGTTCTGCGTATCTAACACCCTCATTATCATAAACATTCAAAGCATAACGTTTCTTAGCTGTCCATAGTCCAGTATCNGATATTGCNTCACGTCCCATCTGCATCTTCTGTTCATATGCATTAACATAGTCAGCAAGTTCTTCATACGACTTATCAATAAAAGGTTCAATTGCCTTTTGACTTACTTTATCTAAGAAGTTTACAATATCCTCTTTGGTTGGACTTTTACCTTTAAACGAACCTTCAACAATTTTATTAAGTCTTAGGTAAACAGAGTCTGTATCAATTGCAACAACGTAGTCGTAATCCTCAGTCTTACAAATATCATTCAAATAAGCATTAAGTTTCTTTTCAATCCACTTAATTGCTAATTGACCGCC